GATGACGCACAGAACTGGATAAAAAAGAATGGCACTATCTTAGCAAATGGCACAGTTCCTACTTGGATGTTTTCTGAGTACCTATTTGATCCTCAATTAGAGTGGGTAGATATGATGGGAAAAAGTGATAAGAAGTATAGATTAAATCTAGCAGATATCGAAAGTCCTAGGCCTGATACTACTGGTGAAGAATTAAAGAAGAAAACCTCAGACTATTACAAAAATGTAAAAGAACTTGAGATGAATAAAAGACAATTACCTGTAAGTAGAAATATATCTTTACCAGAAATAGATGGTGTTCAATTTACTAGTGCTAGTGTTAATATGACATTAGATATTAAGGCAAGAAAATCACATATAATAATGAAATACAAGAGAGACAAAATAAATGCGTAATGTATTCTTACAGAATGACTTAGGTAGTATAGGTGATTTTATGAACTCATTTAGATATGATATTAAAGATGAATTTTTAAAAAATTCAAAATTACCCGATAATTATTTTACTCAAAAACAAGAAAAAGAGAAAGTTAGTTTTTACTCTAAATTTAAAAAGATACTAAGTAAAATAACTAAAGGTAATTGGTGGGATAAAACAGATTTTAATGATCATTTATTTATGATAGGCAACTGGAAAATGAGACCACTATATTATAATAAGAAGTGGGCTTGGGATAACTATGTAGATAGAGAGGCAAAAATAGATGGTATTACATTCGGCACAGTATCAGCATATGACCTAGTAAAACTACATTATCCTAAAACAGTAGAGATGTTAGATAAGATTGCAGATAGATACGGCGATTGTATAAACAAGGCTACATTTTCTATCTTAACTGCAAATGGTTACATATCTGTACATAAAGGACTAGAAAACATACACTCAGAATACATAAGGTGCCATATACCTATTATCATACCTGAACATAAAAAAGATCAACTATATTTAGAGGTCAATGCTGATAAGGTATACTGGACAGAAACATTCGGATTTGATAATCAAACATATCACACCGCAACAAATAAAACGCCTTATAACCGTTTAGTTTTTATGATAGATATTTCTAGAAAGGCATTAAATATGAATAAGAAAGAAAAAGTTATAGCACCATTTTTTACTAGACTTGCAAGAATAATTTTTAGAAAAGGAGTGAATTTAAATTAATGAGAATACTAACAACAATATTAACAAGTAGAGATATAGATAAATTTCAAAGGTGTTTAAATAGTGTAATATCACAAACAGAATGCCTTGTAATTTGTAATACTTTAGATAATGATTATGCTAAAAAAGTAGAGACAACTTGTAGCACACAACCCGTTAGGTATATTCGTACTGAGTCGACAGGATGGCCTAGTGGTGGTAAACAAACTGTATTAGATCATTTTAATAAAACTGATTATGATTATCTTTTTTTAATTGAAGGTGATGATTTTATTTATCCTAATACACTAGAGATTTTAAATGCGATGGTAGAAAAACACCACCCAATGGATATTTTAGCATTAACTAATCAAGAGGTACTTATGGGTGAACTTATGACCATGAAAGAATGGCGATCATCTAAACTATTTGATGATAGAATGAAACCTGAATTAGAAAAACTACCAATAGATACAGTTAGATCATTTTTAGAAAATACACAAACTGCGATTGATATTACAGGTGACGGCATAAATCGAATTGTATTATATTCTAAAAAAGGTGCTCAAATAAAATATGATACCAATGTAAAGAGTGGTGATGACTTTGTGTTTGGTTGCGAAGCCAGACTACTACACGAAAAAGGTGATATTACAATGTATCTAACAAACTGTCCTGAACTATATGTCTATGATCAGAACGATAGAACTGGTTTTGCAGTACCCGAAAAATTGGCAGATATTGGTAAGTATATGATTTCTGATGATTTTAAACGCTTGACAGATACGCTAGGACCTGATATAATAGAGATATCACACAGACTCACATATGACGAGAGAAAAAAATATATTAAAAAAACAGCGAATAGCAAGACTATCTTTGGCACGAAGTAAAGCAAAAGATCCCGATATGAAAAGAATATGGGGAAACAAGATAGACGATCTCAAACACTATGGTGATGATCCTAAATGGCGTCAACATTGGTCTGAAGTTTTTAGAAAGATGAGATGAATATATTTTACTTACATAAAGATCCCAAAACTTGTGCTGAAATGCATATAGATAAACATTGTGTTAAAATGATTATCGAGTATGCTCAATTAATGTCAACAGCACACAGAATGCTTGATGGTCTAGAATATGAAGGTAGAACTAAAACAGGTAGAAGAGTTAAAAGATGGCTGTGTGAAGATATTGCTAAAGAGCAAGTAGTTTATAAGGCAAGTCATATACACCACCCTAGCGCCGTATGGGTTAGAGAAAGTGCTTATCAATACTGGTGGTTGTATCAAATGTGGGTTCACCTATGTGATGAGTTTACATATAGATATGGTAAACAACATTTAACAGATTATAAATTAAGAAAAGTATTAAGAGAAATACCTAAAAATGCACCACTTAATAAAAAGTTTACAGAACCACCACAAGCCATGCCTGATGAGGTAAAAGTTGTAGGTGATTCTATAACAGCATACAGACAATATTATATGAAACATAAGAGAGGATTTGCAACATGGAAGAAAGATCGAAAGCCAGAGTGGTTTCAGTAGAAGAGGCACACGAAGATATATTGAACCTGGCTGGTAAAATGCTACAGAAAGGAACTCCACCTCAGATGGTATGTTCTTGTCTTATTGCTGTTGCACTTAGAAGCTATATGACTCTAATGACTAAAGAGGAAGTAGTTATGTTATTAGAACATATAATAGATGATATAGATACGGTTAAACCTTATGATATCGAAATGCCATCAACGGAGGTACACTAATGGGCAAACATTTAAAAACATCTATGGATGAGAAAGTGATAGATTATCTTGCCATAGAACTATATAAAGCAGATCCTGATAATATAGTATTAAATAAATTTATGAATATGAAAAATGAAGAGGGATATGCTTTGACAAAAACTATAAATAAGTTTAAAGAAACAGGTAAACATCCTGATCACTATAATACAGACGGTACTTGGAAACAACCAAATGGTAGAATATCATTTGATCAATTTAAACTATAATGCCTTTATATACATTTAGAGATAGACGAACAGGTGAAGAATGGGATGACCTAATGTCTATATCTGAAATGGAAAAATTCACTAAGAAAAAGAATATAGAACTAGTACCTACAAGTGTTGGTATAGTGAGTAGTGTCGGACAATTAGATAGTAAGATAGATGATGGATTTAAAGAGGTTTTAGGTAAAGTTGCTGACGCTCATCCACATAGTCCTCTTGCTGATAGATATAGAAAAAGAGGGGCAAAAGAAGCAAAGACAAAGGCCGCACTAGAAAAAATTAAAAAGAAGTACGGGAAGATCGTAGATTAGATAAATAGTTATGTTGCTGTCGAGACATTTACAACACCGTGCTTTAGCACATAAGAAGTTGAGTAAATCAATCCGACAAGGCAACAACACCGGGGCGAGTAGGGCACCGGGATAGGCGAATAAATTACTACTCGCCCAACAAAGGAACAAATATGGATTTAGATTTTTTAGATGGTTTTGATACCGATTTAGATTGGGGTTTTACAACAACTGACTCAAAACCTAGTGAAACAAAAGATACTGAAGCAGTTGCAAAGACGGCTGCTAGTGAAGTTGCTAAGGTAACTGACGGATCTTTAAAAGCACTAGAGAGTAAATTAGATAAGATATATTCAGCAGTTAATTCTGCTAAGTCTGAGATTAAAGAAAAGAATGAGACTGAACTTGATATTGCTAAGAAACAAATGGATGATGAATACGATTTGAGAAAAGATAATCTTGGCAAAGAAATGAAAAGTAAATTTACTGAGTTAGAAAAGTTAGTAATCCCTTTAATGTTAAAATTAGCAAAGGCGCCAGAGAATTACATTTACTGGCCTAATCGTAAAACAGTAATCGAATCACAATTAAAAAAAATAGTAGCAATAACTAGAGGTAAATAATGCAATTATCGAAAAACTTTAGTCTAAGTGAAATGACTAAATCAGATACCGCAGCAAGAAAAGGTATCGACAATACACCTACTGAAGCACATAAAGAGAATATGAAACTCTTAGTGGATAAAGTTTTACAACCAGTGAGAGACCATTTTGCAAAAAGTGTAAGAGTAACCTCAGGTTATAGATCAGAGGAATTATGCGAAGCGATAGGGTCAAGTAAGACTTCCCAACACGCTAAAGGTCAGGCTGCAGACTTTGAAATAACAGGTATTGATAATAAAGAATTGGCAGAATGGATTATAGACAATCTAGAATTTGACCAAATCATATTAGAATTTTATACAGACGGGGATGCCAATAGTGGTTGGGTTCATTGTTCCTATAAACTTCACGATAATAGAAAACAAGTATTAAGAGCGTCTAGAGTTGACGGAAAAACACACTACACTCACGGCTTGACAAAAGACTAAAAACCTGTTATAATATACATTATGAGTAAATTGAGAGACTACTTCAAGACCAAAGGGATGAAGTCCTTTACACATCAACCAGTTGATGATCTACCAAAACTATTAACAGAAAATATAAATGGCGGAAGATATTATATTTCACCAACAGGTGAAAAGTATCCTTCAATCACTACCGTTCTCGCACCAAGAGGTAAAGAAGGTATACTTGCATGGCGAAAGAAAGTAGGTGAAGAGAAAGCAAACTATATTGCTAACGAGGCCGCAAGACGAGGTACTGCTGTGCATAAATTAGTTGAACAGTATCTTAACAATGAAGAGTTATCAGACGCAGGTGTTTTACCACTTGCCTTATTTACAGTTATGAAAGAAGAACTAGATAAGATTGATAATATCAAAATACAAGAGGGTAGTTTATATAGTGATGAATATAAAGTTGCAGGTCAAGTTGACTGTATTGCTGACTATGATGGCAAACCATGTGTAATTGATTTCAAGACCTCTACTAGAGAAAAAAAAGAAGAGTGGATCGAGAACTATTTTATACAAGGTACTGCTTATGCTGAAATGTATAAAGAACGATATGGTACTGACATAGAAGATATTATTATTCTGATTGTGACCGAGCAAGGTCTTAATCAAGTCTTTCATAAGAAGAAACAAGACTACATACCTAAACTAAAAGAGGCAATACAGGACTTCAATGGCAATAATAACACCTAATAAATTTGCACTTCTTATCGAGAATACGGTAAGAAATAAAAAGGTTACACATTGGGAAGCAGTCTTAATGTATTGTAAAGATAATGATATTGACCCAACAGGTATGGGTAAAATGATTAATAAATCATTAAAAGAAAAACTAGAAGTAAATGCTATGGATTTAAGATTATTGAAAGAAAGGATGGGCAGATTGCCTTTATAAAATGGATGGATTTGATGTCTATAAAATCTACCTTGCAGTCAAACTTCACTTCACTTCAGAATCGTATGACTACTTTAAGCACAATGGTAAGACAACAGCGAGACTCAAAACATTTACTAAAAGGCGTGATAGATATTTTTTTCACAAGTTGTCGAGGTCTTATAGCAATAACGATTGCATTGATTATTTTGTTAGTGGATTCATTAATGGTGATAATGTTTGGATTGGTGATGTTATTGGAAAAACTGCTAGTGAAAATTATGACAAATGGCGAAAACGAATAGAGAGTTTAAGTTATGTATTCCAAGGCGATATTGATACTTTATTTGAATTCATTGAGGAGAAAGGAATCAAATTTGACGACCTATTCAAAGTCAAAGAAGGCCAACACCCACCATTGGTTAAATTATTTCTTGCCTCTAAGATAACACTAGAAACTATGATTATCTTAAATGATATTCTAGGTTATACAAAACAGTTTAATAAACAAATAAACGAGAATGTTATCTGGCCTAAGAAATATAAATTGATGATGAACTATAAACCATTTCTAAGATACAATTTAACAAAGATGAAAATGATAATAAAGAGGAAAATAAATGATAGGTGATAGAAGCATATATACTTTTGAACACGATAACCAAGAACTACAAAACGAGGTTCATAGGTTAAGAGAAAAGATAAAAAAGATACAAAAGATTAATGATGAAGCTGGTGCCACAGGACTTACTAAACAAGTTATGATTAAACATATCATAGAAGGTGGTAATAGAGAACCTTATAAGTCTTTCAATGTTGATGAAGGTCAAGAATGACAATCTTTAATAATTTGTGGGGAGTTCCTGTTTACAAGATAAACACAAATTACACTTACAGCAACTTTACACCAGAAGCAAAAGAATATATTGATGACTATATTAAGTCAACTAATGATGATAGTAAAACTGCTAATGTATTTGTAGAGAGAGGTCACTTTCTAGACAATCTTAAATTAGAAAAAATTAAAGAAATTATCAATCAACAAGCACATTATTTTAGAGATAATATTATGATGTGTAAAAATGAATTACAAATTCAATCTAGTTGGCTAACTGTAAATCATAAAGGATCTAATCATCCAATACACAATCACGCCCATACAATATTTTCTATATGTTATTATCCAAGAGCAGAGACAGGTCATTTAATACTACAAGCACCAGATGGTAAAAGCACTTGGCAACGAGATTATAGGATGGGATTTGAATATACTGAACTCAATGAGTGGAATGCTACCAATTGGACAATACCAGTTATGTCAGGTGATATAGTTATATTTCCAGGTTGGGTTCAACATAGTACTACACCAAATGAGTCTGAAGAACCTAGACTTATGATTGGTACCAATTATTGGTTAAAGGGTAATATGCAATTCTTTGATGAATTAGATAGGATTAATATTTGACATTTTCTAAAAAAGGTGTTATAATAGAATCATTAATACAAAGGAGAGTGGACTATGTACACATTAGAAAGTGAAAGAAACAGAAATATTATATTGACCTCAGACGATAAAGAGGGAATATTAAAAGTTTGTCGAGAGTTGAATGAACTTGACAAAAATGCTACTATGGTAAATAACTTTATAGTTACCAAAAGTGGCGAAACTATTTATGGAGAAACTGATTGATTCTTATAAATACTATTATATTATGCACTTTGTGGATAAACTAATACATACAACAATACTTACAACATACGGAGATATATAAATGAATACAAGTATAGCGGCCTTAAAAAGGTCAAGATCAAACCTAGACGCACTCACTAAAGAACTTAGTGGCGTCTCTTCAAACAACAATCAGAAATCTTATGTAGATGACAGGTTCTGGAAACCAGAACTAGACAAGACTGGCAATGGTTATGCCGTTCTTAGATTCTTGCCTGCTGTCAAAGACGAAGATTTACCTTGGGTTAAAATGTGGTCACACGCATTTCAAGG